TCCTCCGCACCCTCAGCAAGCTTTCCAGCAGTGGTCTGGACAGGCGTCCAGGTACGTTTACGAGAGAGTAGTTTCTGATAGGGGTTCATTCGCCGCAATTACAATCGGGAGCAGGATCATTAAGGATTGACTCCAGGTAATCGTCCACTTCCGATTCATCCAATGCAGCGTAGGCACTGGTCTTATCTTGAGTGTCACCCATAACCTGGAGCGAGTAGTAAAGGGAGGTCTGCGGAGAACGCAGCCACTCTTCAATAAACGCTTCGTCATAGGTGATCACATCAGACCAACTATTGAAGCTGTAGCCGTGAAGAAGTCCCGTAGCATCAAGCATCCTCATGATGCCATCAGCAACTTTTTGATAAGCCTCCCAGCCAACCTCAGACGCGATCTCAACGGGACCATAGTCGAAGCTCTGGACGCCAAAGGTGCCGCTGTCGCGGTCAACCTGGCGGGCAATAGGAGGTGCAATTTCAGGACAGGTTGTGTACCCATCCAAGTCTTTGTAGCGGTAGCTGCACGAGGCAGTAGGAGCGATAGCAAATGCTCGATCCATGTTGGCGAACCTTGCTACCTGTGCAGCAGCAGTAATGCCTGCACGTAGTTCGTGAGCCAGTACAGAGGCAGGAGTATGACCATGAGGAGCTTTGTTGTTGAGAGCTTCTAGAGCCTCACCAAACTCCTTGTAAGTCACTCCAGAGCGACGGAGCAGGTTGGCCAGTCCGAGCATGCCCAGACCGACTTGGCGATCCGTCTCTGGAGAGAGGTACTCCCCGCTATCTCCGACACCTGTTTTGGCATGGAGGGCGCACAGCTCGGACATTCCGTGGACAAATGCACTTTGAATGTCATTGAGCTCGCATCCCCCAAGGTTGACATGCTGCAGGAGACAGGTTCCCCGTGACGGCAGATACACCTCCAGGCATACGTTCCCACGGATTCGATTCCCATGTTTATCAACTTTAGTTTTATTGAGCCAGATGTCTCCTTGTCGAATACCCTGGAGTAGAGCTTGGCGCACATTAGGAGTGGCCTCTTCCCACCAGTGGTCGTTGATGTTTACACAACGCTTTACCCAAGGAAGTTCAGCGCGTGATGCTTGGATGAACTCAAGCACATCAGGATGATTGAGGTCAAGGTGGCACACCACAGCACCATTTTTGTATACACCCCCACGACGAAGGACTTCATTTAGAGTGCTGTAGATTTTTGCAAACGAGACTGGGCCAGAAGCAACCAGGCCTTTGCTGTTCTCAGCTCCCTTGGGTCGGAGTTTGGATAGGTGGACCGCCACTCCTGCTCCATTGCGGAGAGCGTGACTAACAAATCGCCAAGACGCTTCAATTCCATTTGGTCCTTCACATTCGTCTTCCACCACGAACACGGTGCAAGACACGGGTAAACGAGAGTGGGGGTCATCAATCCATGACTGCACACGCCCAGTCCGGGCGATCAGTTCTTTGGTGGACATATCAAACAAGATCAATAAGGGTGGGTTCAAAGTAGAAAGGCCCTTTGAGGATTTTTCCGTCCTCACGGCGAATGGGCGTACCGTCTGCATCAAGCTTGCTCATGTTGCTTTCATGAACACGTCTGAATGCCTCATAGAGATCCCAACCAAAGGCTTCCGCCATTTGGTGACAGACATAAACAAGATCAGCTAGCTCTTTGAGCATGTGAGCTCGTGCCAGCTTGTTGTCAAAGTCTTCAAGAAGATCTAGGTAACTATGAGCCAGCTCTAGGTGCTCTTCATCGATCAAAGTCTGCTGCAGCTTCAGCGAGGTAATCGATATCCCGTTTGACAGTTCGTAACTGTCCCTGAACTTCCTTGCCTTGTCTTTGTAAGGATCGTAGGGAGCGCAGATGTTCAAGCTCATTAGTTAGGTAGTGAATTGCTTTTTCTAAGTCCTGCTCAGCAGAGTCTTTAAACCCTGCGCGGCAGATGTATTTGATGGCATTGCCAAGGTGAAAGTTAAGGCCCTGATCGCGGATGAAATCCCAAACTTGGATTACTCCTCGCTGATAGTATGTTGGGCCGATATTGGAGCTGGCCATTTTTTAATTAGGTTAGACATGTTGTTCCCAAGCACAAAGGTTTGTTGTTGTAGTGCTAAGAACACTGTGATGATGTCTTCTTTGGAAGACTCAGGATGCCGCAAAGCATCTTCAATCTGACGGAGCTTGAATTTCTGCTCCATCGTTAGTTCCACAACTGGAGGAGGCAGGCTCCCAGAGTCGGATGGAATTGGACTGAATGTCATAGTCAGTATGTTGGAGAATTTTTGCAAGACGAGCATTCTTCAGAGCGATGGACTCATCAAGACCTTTGTCTGCAAAAGTCTCTACAACGGTCTGCCAGGTTGCGCCTTTCTTTTCAAGCAATGCAGACGCACGCTTGATGCCAATTCCAGGAACACCTGCATACCCATCTGTTTGGTCTCCACTCATTGTTTGAATGAGGTGCCAAGAGTCGCCTTCCTCTTTGGTGATTGTGATTACTTCGTTAGAGAAGTCATACAGTTCACCAGGGATTTGCTTCATGTCTTTGTCTGGGGAGCAGATAATGTGCCCAGACTCTTTGGTTGCATAGATGCCAATAGCATCGTCGGCTTCAAGAGAAGGGAGAACCACGATCGGGTAATCCTGTGAGAGTGCATTGATGACTCGTCTGTAGCCACACGGCTTCTTCCGATTGCGGTGGCCTTTGTAGTCAGGATCAATAGTTTTACGGAAGTTAGTACTATCGCTGAAAAACAGAATAGAATCATCAAAGAATCCAAGGTCAGAAGCTACACGATAAAGTTCATCTTGCACCATCTTTAGTGTTTCACTGAAGTTGGATGTAACCATGATTACATCGTCACCCCAGTCAATTTCTTCTTCGTTAGCTGCACAACACTTGTAAACCAAGAAGTCGGCATCGATCAGAAGACTCATTTACCTTGACCTCGTGAAAGCTTTCGTCCATGTGAAGGAAGAGAACGAGTTCCGTTGCCTTGGCGGGTGTGCTTGAACTTGGCACGTGATTCAAATTTTTTCTTGGCAAGATTTGTTTTGGAGTTTTTGGGTGGCATGTCCGCTAGTGGATAGGTAAGTTAAAGCTTTTTGTACTCGTTCAGGATCGTCCCCAAAGCAACCCAACCCGCGATTGCAGCGATCACATATGTAGCCTCTGAATGAGTCCGTGGTATGACAGTGATCAAGGATCCAGGTTGTTGTGAAGGAGTTGCAGATAGGACAATGACCAGGAGGGGGAACAGGATTTGTCTTGCGAAGTTGGTCTCTAATTTGACGCATCACTTTCCTACATGCATCACATGTGTTACGGATCCCACCACCTGATTGGTACAAGCTAAAAGAAGTTAGAGCTTTGAACTGTCTACAGTTAATGCACTTCTGCCCAGTTGTTTCCTGACTTTGCGTCTGCGGAAATAGGGCATCGCATATTGTAGAACTCCCCAGCAGACTGAGCTGAATAAAGGAGGATTCCTTTGAGCACATCTACATTAGAAGGCTCTGTCTCAAACTGAAGTTCGTCGTGAATAAACGCCAGCTGATGAGCAGAGATAGATTTTGATTTAAGTTCGTTGTCAGCAATCACCATCCACCTCTTTGCCACACAACTTGCCCCTGACTGGAGGAGCATGTTCAGTGACTTATGCGGCGAGTCAACATCGATATGCCGACCGTCGAGTGAACGGATGTAGCCTCTTTTAGAAGCTTGCTTAACAGCGTTAACAAGGCTCTCCAAACCTGGAATAGCATCCATGTAAGCCTTGCGTATCTCTTTACCCTTTGCTGAAGCCTGGTTAGGCGTGAGCTGCGAGTCGTATGAAAGACCAATCTTTTGGTCACCTGCGCCATAAAGGAATGCGTAAGTAACTGTTTTAACAAGCCTTCTAGAGATGCCTATCTTGTCAGCATTCTCTTGATGGATGTCACCATTGAGGAGGATGTGGGCATAACGACCTTCGTCGTAACGAGCCAGATAGTGAGCCAACATCCGCAACTCAATACCAGCCAAGTCAGCACCGACCATGACCATGGAAGGCGTTGCTGTGAACAGTCGGCGGAACGATTCATCACTAGGCACCTGAGCTAGGTTTGGTTTGCGGTGAGCACAGCGGTGGGTAATTGTGGCAACCGAACAGTGATGATGAATGCGGTTGTTCTTGACCAGCTTTAGCCAGGCATTGATGCCTTCCGACAACATGCCAAGCTGTTTGGTTAGTTCAAGACAACGGAAGAATTGGAGAGCAGTAGGTGTCCCAATCTCTTTAAGCACTACTTCATCAATGACTGGCTTACCGTTAGCAGTAAACTCAGTTGGTTTCCATCCATGGTGGGTTTGCATGACCCACGCAATGTGGTCTCGTGATGTTGGATTGAGATCCTTTAGACGTTCAAGCTCGCATCCTTCAACATACCCTGAAGTTCTGTTAGCTCTTTTTGGAGTAAACGTACCGCCTGAGACAAACGGGTACAGCGATCTAAGATCATTTGCAAGTCGATCAAGCTCTCGTCTAAGTTGATTTTCAAGTTCGTAAGCGTGCTGCTCGTCGAAGTACCAGCCATGGAGTTCCTGTTGGGTGAGAATTTGAGCGACCTGATGTTCAAGCTTTAGGAACTCAGGTAGTTCTGGACAAAGTACGACCATAGTTTTGTAGTTACATTGACATCTTGAACCATGTAGTCCTCCATGTCTTGTGACCACTCTTTCCAGTCCGTAGCCTTAGCAAAGCTTCCTTTGTATTCACCAAGGCGATAGCCCCAGGCTTCTAAAGAATGCCTACCTTGACAATGAACTGGCATATGTGGCCACTTACGTTTGGCATCCAGTTTCAGGATTTCTGAGTGATAGATTCGACTCAGGATGAGGGTGTCAATCATTGTGCCAGCTGTATCAAAGAAGGGATACAGCTTTTTAATTACAGGTAGGTCATACCCTATGGAGTTGTGGCCGATTAGAACATCAGCCTCCATCAGATGCGTGATACCTGTGGTGATTGATTGTTGAGAACCTGTGTCATTAAAGACAAACGTCTTGTTTGTCCCTAGTTCACGATATGCAAGACAGTGGATGCAAGATACATCGTCGTAAAGTCCATTGGTCTCAATGTCAAAGACGAGTTTCATTTACCAGACCACTTAAAGGTCTTATCAATAAATTGTGCTTTTTCTACTGCTTCAGTAGTGGGAGGTTGTGGCTTCTTCAGCTCAGAATTCTGAGGTGTCGAAGTCTTCTTCTGCGTCGCGTTCATTGAATCTGCAAGTGGACAGGTTGTAGTCAAGATGGCAGGCTACGCCGACTTCTCCGCTATAGCGGTTTTTAAGAACTCGCACAGTCGTTGAAGATGATCCTCTATCCGCCTGCTGGTTCCGTTCAAGCGCAATAACTCCATCTGACAATTGAGCAATTGCTGCCGAACCTCGTAATTGTCCAAGGGTGACACGTGCTCCTTCTTCATGATTTTGATCTGAGTTTGTACGCCTCAAATGGGAGACAAGGAACATGGCAATACCAGTTCGTTCAACCAAAGACCTTAGGTTGGTCATGGTTTGATCAATCATCTTTCGTTCATCACCATCAAGACCACTCAAAAGAATGGAAAGGTGATCAACAAAGATCACTTTAGCGTCAAGCCCACAGGCCAAATACTCTATTCGGTTGTAAATCAGGTTAGGATCGAAAGAACCAAAACCATCGAAAAGAAACAGGTTCCACCTAGCAAGAGTGTCACCATAGACTCTTTCAAGCGTTGATCTGTCATGTTCTCCAATGTGCAGTGCCTGTCCTGATGCGACAGACATCATTCCAAGAGCTGTTCTGCGATTTGACTCTTCGAGAGCCAAGTACCCAACTCGTTCACCGGCATTGAGAAGGTGAGTTGCCAGTTCTCTACAAAACGAGGACTTTCCAATCCCAGATCCTGCAGTAATAGTAACAAGCTCTCCATATCTGATCCCGTGAAGTTTATTTTGTAGACCCCGGAATGGGTAGTCATGATCAGCAGAAGGAGTTGGGGTGGTTACAAGTTCTAGAAGGGTTTTGCCGTCAACGATCCCATCTGGACGAAAAGGTTTTGCGTCCCAAATAGCGCGACAAATCGCTTCAGAGTCATTGGCAGAGAGGGCTTCTGACGCATCTTTGTAACCGCCCTGAATCGATGCAATCTTGCAGCGGCCAGGTGGCAATACGCTTGCTGCGTCCTTCGTCGCCTGACGGCCTGCCTCGTCATTGTCGAAGAACAGGACAATCTCCTCATAACCCTGGAGCCAGGGGAGAGCCCGTTGAATCGACTTCTTTGCCGAACCGGAACCGCTAGGTATAGAAACCATCGGCCACCCCGACATAGCTTCGTAACATGAAGCCGCATCGAGTTCTCCTTCAGTGATGACAACTCTCCTGCCAGTGGCTGGAAAGAGGTGTTGTCCAAAGAGTGCGTTGGATTGTTGCCCTTCATAAAAGAAGTCCTTGTTCTTGGTACGACTCTTTACACCACGAAGGATGCCAGACTCATCGAAATAGTGAAACTTAAGAGAATCACCATCACGATAGATCTTGTACTTTTCGCAAACCTTTTCACTGATGTTCCGCTTGTTGAGGCGTTGTGCTGAGCCTTGTAGTTGCACGGAGGTTTTTGTGAGTGTGAACGAATCAGTGGGACCATCTCCTGAAACATAGTGGTGACACTTGTGACAGAATGTATGCCCATCGGTATACAGCGCATTGGCATCCGACGAGCCACAGTTCTCACATGGCAAGTGCCTCACGAACTCGCTGTCGGAGTTGTGCGTATGCATTAGCTTGTGCTTGGTGGTAGTTGAACCACTCATCAATGGCAAGAAAGAATCCTTGGATTAGGTTCTCAGTTGTTGCAGGGTTGTCAGAATCAATGTCAGCTAAATAGTCAGCAAACCCTTCCTGGTAAAACTCAGGGGTGCCATATTTGTGAGTCATTGTTGGTGGAGACGGTTAATGAGGTCTTCGTAATCATCTAACGCATCCTCAAAGCCCTCAACAACATCGTTTGGAGAACAATGTTTGTCGAGAGCCATGATGAGGTTGAACGCCAGATCTTTGATGACAGCTAGGTCAACCATTCGATTGGGATGGAGTGATAAGCACACCACTTGAAGTTGTTTTTTTCACACCAAGCGGCATACGTTGTTTTAGATCGTTTCTCGATCTTGTTATAAGGTGCTTGAAATACGAATCGAACATCCAGATCAGGGTTAGCTTTTTTAACGGCTAACATCTTCCTTCGGTCTTCAGGGGTAAGGTGACCCTTGGTCTCCAGGTAGACACCGTTAGGAAGCAAGAAATCTGGAGTATAATTACACTGGAGTATGTAAGGAACTTTTGTGGATTCGTACTCAAAGGAAACACCCAGCTCTTTAAGAAGCTGAGCTACTTTCTCTTCAAGTTTGGATCGCATCAAAAGTCATCTTCTTCAGGAACAGTCACGGTCACGTTGGGATCGTTGACCTTGAACCCTTTGGTTTGTCCAAAGAGTGCAGCTGCTTCGGTTTCGTCGTAGTCACCTTGATCAACAGCAGCACCACCAGCACAAGTGATGACTTGGACAGCCTTGAGAACAAGACGTGTGCCAACACTATCTGGGGTGGTGTAAGGCTTTTGAATGAAAGCCAGTTTCACCATGCTGCCGCTGTAGAGAGGGATCTCTTCGCGGATAGGTGTACCTTCCGAATCAACGATTGGGACGACAACCTCAGGTTTCCAACTGAATTTGACTTGGAACTTACCGTCGCTGACACTTTCCCAAGGCTCAACCTTCACGGAAGCCCGTTGAGGATTCTTGTGCTTGGACTTAGCCCATTTCAGCAGCTCAACACGATCTGCTTCAAGGCGGTCAACGATTTGCTCAGGAACAATTGCCTGAAGACCACGCTTACCAAACTTGCTTTCCTTAAAGAAGTTTTGATAACCTTCAAGAACAACAGGCTCAGTAACAATAGTGGAATTTGACATTAACAAAAGAAGTACGTAGAGTTAATCACGGTCTCTGGTTCCAGATCATCAATGATTGGAGGATCTGTTTCCGCACCGATCTGATCTGCAAAATCACGAAGGTAATCGTGATCAGCAAAGATGTGCATGTACGTTTCACGAACAACAGCGGATAACTCCGTCATGTCCGTAGCACGACACAAGACTGAATCGTGAATGACACTGAATGGAACTGCAAACCTGATAAAGGTCAGGTGCAGGATTGAAGCATCCAGTGAATGAATAAGGTTGGGAGCGGTAGCTGCTCGATGTCTGTTGATGTCAACTTGATTAGTGTCTCCATCAGCAACAAGCAAGTTACATGTACCAAGCAGTTGCAACTGAATACGCACCTTGTTAGGTTTCATCAGTCTCTGGTTGACAACAAACCCACTGGGGGTTGTCCATGTCAACTTTGTTTTACCTGCTTTGATAGCAGCTGTGACTTCATCCTCAATCCAGCGCATGACTTTCATGGGACCAGGAACAACTTGTTCCATGGCATCACGTACAGCTTGCACTGTGTGAGTTAAGTCTTCCTTGCTGATCTCTACACCTTTCTCTACCAACGCTTCACGGATGTAACTTCTATTAGAGAAGGGCTTTGCGTTGTAGGGAATGGTCATGACCACTCTCTTGACAGTTTTTCTGTCCATGTGATCACGGACAGAAGCTGGCACGTGTGGCCTAGCAGCCTCAGCAACGACCTTGTAAGCGTCTTGTGGACGATCACCAGGCAGGACATTGACAAGACGTGCTGTAGACGCATCTCGTGCGAGACCTGCCAAGATCTGAAGTCCTGAACAGGTGGCGTCTGTTGCAATAGGAAGACCAGTGAATGATCTTGTACATGCAAGTAAGCAGGCGTTGTATTCCTCACAAGCTGCAAGGAATTGCCAGGGCTCACTAGCAGCCTCCCAGTCACCAATGTTTGCTAGTGGATCGGTTGCGACCCTTTGAATCAGGTCGTGGTTGCTGGTGGCCCACTCCAAACGCTCTTGAAGGGTGGATTTATCAAGACCGTAAGTAGTGGCTACCTGGAATTTCAACCAATCCTCAGCCTCTGGAGTTAGGAAAGCCTCTTCCGCAAAGCGGATCAGACTCTTACCAAAGTCAGTGTCTTGGGGAGTTAAGAATGCAGGGATTGGGTATGCCCTCCCCCTGTAATCGCACGACCAGCAAAGAAAGAAGCGTTCTTTATCGGCAAATAAGCCAGCCACTTCCATTGTCATCCGTGTGCGACAGCTCTTGCGAAAGACCTGTGCTTGCTGGTTCATGGCCTCTGCTGTACGACGACGATAGTCTTTGCGACTTTCGTAGTTCTCAGCAATGTCTACGGGCTTGGGAGGCTTTGGAACTTCATAGATGGGAATGAACTTCCCAACCTGAATCCCACGCTCCTGTAGCCGCTGGGCTACGCCGTAGGTAAAAGGGTTGACCTTGTAGGCCACCTTCTGCAGGCGGTTCAAGAACTCATAGATCTTGTCCCCCTGTACACATGACTGATCACCCCTGCGGACCATGTGGTGACCATTCATCACCTCATTGAGCAGGTAGCCACCAGGACGGTCATGAGACCAATCGTTGGGCTCGATCAGCATGGGCCAAGCAAAAGGAGCAAACCCCTCTGCTTCGGCCATGATCTGATCCTTGATCTCGTAGAACGCAGGTGTGGGAACAATGCAGTTCTGGCGTTTGCCATGATGCATCTCCACCACCTTCATGAACCAGTCAGAGACCTGGCAGATACATTCAAGAAGCCAGCCTCCAAGCTTGGTCCTGACAGTGCGGGACCAATGACGCCACTCCTTTTCGTATCTGTTCATCAGCGTTTTAGTAGTAGACAAACGTTGCCTAGTACCTGCTGATTGGTGCCAGTAGTTCTCTTTAATTCGCCTCAACAACGTTGGATCTGTTTGCTCATACCAACGCATTTGACACTCTTGTTCAATAGCTGCACCAATACATGAGATCACCTCAGTAACAAGGTTTGAGCCTTTCTTGTGGCTAAAGACCTTATCAAAGGTGATTTTTAAAGCAATGGCCGCCATTGAATGGGTGTCCAGATCAAGCAGATAAGTGCTGATCTCCGCAAACAAAGGTCCGTTGTCACCTTTCTGAATGCGTGCAAATGCCGTGTTGTCGATGAGTGTGACCAGATCAGGTAACACCGCTTGGATACAGCTCACCCCATAAATGGAGGCACTGGCGTAGCTCTTGCGCTCTAGTTCATGCGTATTAGACCAAAGCTTCTGAGTGCCCTGGCTGATGGCCTTTCGTTCCAGCTGAACCTGTTGCTCGATCTGAGCGGGTGTTGCCATAAGCGGTTGAGATTGTGAGTTAGAACCGTATGA